TACCGGCAAACGCACGGGTTAGAGCTGAAGGATTACCGCGTTGATTATCCGTGGTGGGAAAGTCAGTATCCGGACAACTTCTATCAGGAATGCTGGCACGAATGCGGATTCAGGGAATTCTCAGGAGACCCGATGCCGGGGGACATGGTGATCATGCAGGTGCAGTCGGATAAGTGGAACCATGCGGGGATTTTACTCGAGGGGAATATGCTTCTTCACCACATGTACGGCATGCTTAGCCAGCGAGTGCCTTACGGCGGTTATTGGCGCGAAAGGACGATGTTGATTGTCAGACACAAAGATCTAATTTAATGACTTGCCTTGTTTTACATGAAAGCTATGATCAGTTTATCAAATTACAAGGACATAGCATGAAGAAGATTATTTTAGCGCTCTGCATAATAGCGACATCCGGCTGCGCCACATCGGCTATTTCACCTGATAAAGCATCCCTTGTTCCTTCGAATCGTGTTTTTGCATTCCAAAACTCCAACGAAAATAATCCCGTACTGACCGTTGTTAGAGACACAGGAATGCTTGGTAGCGGTTGTTTCTATGGATTATATGTTAATGGGGAAAGAGCCGCGCTCTTAAACACTGGTGAAAGGGTTGACTTACACCTTAAGCCTGGCGAATGGAATATAGGTTTTAAAGGGGAAGGTAAAGTATGTATTTCTGATGATTCATTGTCAGAAAAAGAAATTAGCCTTTCGGCAGGCCAGCATAAAGCTGTGAGGTTATTTGCCGACCTTGGCGGCAACCTTGAAATAAAAGCTGTCACACTTCCAAAGTGATAATAATTTAATTTTTAAAAGGCCGCTTATGCGGTCTTTTTTTATGGTGGAATCTGATGAAAGAAGTTATGACACGCATTGAGTTATCGGGATCCCTCGGGCGCATATTTGGCAGATTTCATAGCCGTTCTATAAGTAAGGTATCTGAAGCAACTAGAGCATTGGCAGCGACCTTGCCTAACTTTGAGCAATACATGAAAAGCAGTAAAAAGAGAGGGATAACCTACGCCGTATTTAAAGACAAAAAAAATATTGCTGAGGAAGATTTAGGGTTTCCCGTAAATGGTGAGATTATCAGAATCGTACCAGTAGTTATTGGAAGTAAAAAAGCTGGTATTTTGCAAACGGTCTTGGGAGCAGTTTTAGTTGCGGTTGGCGCGGTAATGATTGTTTTATCTGGCGGTACTGCATCCCCATTGGCCGCGGGTCTTTTAGCTTCAGGCGTGGCAATGGCAGCGGGTGGCGTGATTCAGTTGTTATCCCCCCAAGCTTCCGGCCTCGCCAGTAAACAAGACTCAGCTAACCAAGCTTCCTACGCGTTCGGCGGAGTGACGAACACTGCCTCACAGGGTTATCCGGTTCCTCTTGGTTATGGCCGCCGGCGTGTGGGTGGCGCGATCATATCAGCGGGCATTTACGTTGAAGATCAGCAGTAAATCCCTCCAATTCCTTTAAGGTCACCATTCGGTGGCCTTTTTTTATGGGCTCAATATGGCAACAGCTACCGCAATCAGAGGCCGCAAAGGCGGCAGCTCTTCATCCCGTACGCCTGTAGAACAACCCGATGACCTTCAGTCAATTGCGAAAGCGAAAGTCTTAATTGCACTTGGCGAAGGTGAATGGGCGGGAGATTTAACTGGTCAGAATATTTATTTAGATGGAACGGCTCTACTCAATACCGACGGTTCCAGTAACTTTAGCGGCGTGGCGTGGGAGTTTCGCGCTGGCACCCAGGCTCAAACTTATATTCAGGGGCTGCCTGGCGCCAATAATGAAATCAATGTCGGTACTGAAGTCAGCAGCGCGACCGCTTGGACGCGAACATTCTCTAACTCTCAACTGTCCGCCGTCAGGCTTCGCCTCAAATGGCCGTCACTTTTCAGACAGCAAGATAATGGGGATCTAGTTGGTTATAGCATCAACTACGCCATAGATTTACAGACAGATGGTGGCACGTGGCAAACCGTTGTAAACACCTCTGTAACCGGTAAAACAACCACGGGTTATGAGCGAAGCCACCGCATTGATTTACCCCAATCAGGTAGCACATGGACGCTGCGCCTGCGTAAGATAACTCAGGACGCCAACAGCGCCAAAATCGGCGATACGATGACGCTGCAAAGTTATACCGAAGTTATCGACGCCAAGCTTCGTTATCCCAACACCGCGCTGCTGTATATCGAGTTTGACTCCAGTCAGTTCAACGGATCAATTCCGCAGGTTGCAGTGGATGCAAAAATGCGCGTCGTACGGGTGCCTGATAATTACGACCCTATCACTCGAACCTATTCAGGCACCTGGCAGGGGAATTTCAAGTGGGCGTGGACTGATAATCCAGCGTGGATATTTTATGACATCGTTGTATCCGATCGGTTTGGATTGGGTGATCGCCTAACGGCTGCCAACATCGACAAATGGACTCTCCATCAGGTTGCTCAGTATTGCGATCAGATGGTCCCTGATGGCAAAGGCGGGGCGGGCACGGAACCACGCTATTTATGCAACGTCTACGTGCAGAACAGAAACGATGCTTATACGGTACTGAGAGATTTCGCAGCCATATTCAGGGGGATGACATACTGGGGCGGAGATCAGATTTTTGCTCTTGCAGATATGCCGCGTGACGTGGATTACAATTTCACGAACGCCAACGTTGTCGATGGGCTCTTTACTTACTCAAGCAGCACGTCAAAAACGCGTTATACCTCTGCGCTCGTTTCATGGTCAGATCCTGATAATGCTTATGCAGACGCGATGGAGCCAGTCTTTGAACAGGCGTTAGTCACCCGTTATAAGGTTTTCAACCAGCTCGAAGTAACCGCCATTGGCTGTACCAGACAGTCAGAAGCAAACCGAAAGGGTCGCTGGGGCATCCTCACCAATAACAGCGATCGTGTCGTGAACTTCTCTGTAGGACTTGATGGTGATATTCCTCTGCCCGGCTATGTCATCTCTGTTGCGGATGAAAACTTATCCGGCAGGGTGGCGGGTGGGCGAATCAGTTCCGTATCGGGCCGGGTTGTTACCTTGGACAGGGCACCAGACGCAAAGGCTGGCGACAGGTTGCAGCTGAACTTACCGACCGGTATTTCTCAGAGCCGAACGATTCAGGCCGTTAACGGAAATATAGTCACCGTCAGCACATCCTATTCCCAGATACCTGAAGCTGAAAGCGTTTGGGTTGTTGAGTCTTCCGATCTGTACGCTCAGCAATACCGAATTACGACTACGGCTGAGAATGACGATGGTACTTACAGCATCACAGGTGTGTTACATGATCCGGATAAATTTGCCCGTATCGACACTGGTGCAGTAATCGATCAGCGGCCAATCAGCGTGATCCCGCCGGGTAGTCAGTTTGCACCCGCCAATATCCAGATCAGCTCTTACTCTGTCGTCAACCAGGGTATCAACGTTCAGACAATGCGGGCCACATGGGATACGACGGCGAACGCTATCGCGTATGAGGCCCAATGGCGGCGCAACGACGGCAATTGGGTAAACGTGCCGCGCAGTTCTACCACGTCATTCGAAGTGCCAGGCATCTACGCTGGCCGCTATCTGGTGCGTGTGCGAGCTATCAATGCAGCGGAAATATCCAGCGGATGGGGATACTCACTTGAAATTACCCTGACAGGTAAAGAGGGTAACCCGCCGAAGCCGGTTGGCTTCACGGCCACTGGTATCAACTGGGGGATTCAGCTGAATTGGGGATTCTCGGAAAATACCTCCGACACCCTGAAAACAGAGATTCTCTATACTCCGAACTCTGATCAGTCTAATCCGCTGTTATTGTCTGATGTTCCCTATCCGCAGGCAGTTTATACGCAATTAGGGTTAAGGGCAGGTCAGGTATTCTGGTACTGCGCCCAACTGGTGGATAAGACCGGGAATGAGTCAGGGTATACCGATTGGGTCAGAGGCATGGTGAACGATAATGCCGACGATTACCTCGGCGATATCGCGGATGATTTCCTTAGTTCTGCTGACGGCGACCGGCTGACGGGTGACATTGAAACCAACATCGACGCCATCCTTCAGAATGCCTTAAACCTCAACTCAACCGTAGATCACCAGTTCGCTCAGAACGGGGAGGTGCGCGCTGATATTCTGACAGTTAAAACCACCATCGCTGAAGTCGATCAGGGATTGGCTGATTTAAGTACTCAAGTGCAGGCTCAAATCGGGGACGTGACGGCGGCACTCGAAGATAAGCTGACGGCGGTTGTTGATGCCAGCGGAGCCTCAGCCATTTACACACTGAAAACAGGTGTGCGGATCGGTGGCGTGATGTACAACGCCGGAATGTCTATCGCGGTTCTGGCGCAGGCTGGCCAGCCGGTTGTTACGCGTGTTGGTTTTAACGCGAACCAGTTTGTTTTAATGAGCGGATCCGGCACGACGCAGTATTCACCGTTTGCGGTAATCAATGGGCAGGTGTTCATCAGCGACGCGTTTATCCAGGACGGAACGATAACGAACGCGAAAATTGGTAACTTCATTCAGTCCAATAATTATTCATCATCCGGTACCGGTTGGAACCTCGATAAGAACACCGGCTTTACGTTTAAATCGGCGACCGCAGGGCAGGGGAGCATCACGCTCGATGGGCGTGGATTACGTGTCTATGACAGCGCCGGAAACTGGAAAGTTAAAGTGGGGGATTTAAGCTGATGCCATTCGGAATTGCAGTGGCTGGCGCCAAAAGTTACGACATGTCGGTCAGCCGACCATTAACGTGGATTGGCAGTCTCTCGATCGGTGCCAGCATTGGTAATGTGAACACTTCATCAGGTGATTTTTCCGTCAAATGTCCTGCTGGTTCGCAGCTGGTCGCCATTCCAGATAACGTGGTCGCGATTTTAAAAACATCAACATCAGCGACAATGGAGTTTAAATCGTTGGTGATAAGCGTAGACAATAACGCCAGGACAGTGACGGCTACGCTAAATCTGACAACTAACCTACAGAGTCCTAGCTTTGCCAGCAGCTCTGCTGATCGTCCAAAGTTGGTTAACGTCTATTGTGTGTATCCGGGGGAGATAAATCAGGGCGGTTTCGGCTTCGCCGTGGCCGCTGGCGGCTCTTTCCCTTACGTCGTAGACAGCAATTCAGGTTTGTTTCTTACCTACTCATACAATGGGTCATTCACCGGAAACCTAACCCTTCCAGTGGGCGCTAATTCCACTGTGTTCTGTTACTGGGATGATCCGAATATAGGGATGATATACGACGAGGCAAGCCGCACACTCAAAGGATACAGCAGCGCAAATAACCAATCTGGAATCAATATCCCCATCAAGATTTGCGTATTTACCATTAAAACACCGGTGGTTCCCGCCTGGGGGATTGCTGTGCGGGGGATTGATGGCGGGATTAGTTTTACCAGTGCTGAAACACCGATGATGTATCGGGGAAATATTAATACCCCATCCTCAAATGGAACAGCTACCACATTCAGTGCGGGAGACCAGTTGCAGCAGCCTATGGTCCCTATTATGAAGATAGGAGGCCAACTGGCTTCACAGAGCTGGTTCCACATTGGCATGGCACGTAGTGGAGCATTATTTTTCGGTAAGCCGACGAGCTTTATAAACGGCGGCGACACATCCAATCCTAATCAACAGGTTGTTGGCTATGCCAGTAAGCCATTACCTTTCCTTTGGGCGACAGATTATTTCTAACTGTTCCACCAAATTAAATATCATTCATCACATACAGACCCGCTTCGGCGGGTTTTTTTATGCCTGGAGCAAACATGTCGGCAGGAACCATCGCATTAACCAATAACTCTGCAACCGTGACGGGTACCGGTACCGCCTTTACCACCGACTTAAAAGTAAACGACTTTATCGTCGTTATTGTCGGGGGTGTGACGTATAACCTGGGTGTCAAAGCAATAGCATCTGCAACGTCCCTAACGTTAATCATCCCATATGGCGGACCAACCGCCACCGGGAACGCATGGACTGCGGTACCTAATGCGACACTTGTTGGCATTACCGCGCAGGTTGCCGCCGATGTGGCGAAGGCTATCCGCGGCTTGAATTTGGATAAGGCCAACTGGCAGCAGGTTTACAGCGGCGCAGGGAATATCACGGTAACACTTCCTGACGGTTCCACTTTTACCGGTCCATCATGGAACTATCTTGCAACGAATATGGCAACTAAAGTTAGTGGCGCTGTTCCTGTTAATCAGGGCGGCACCGGGGCTACAGCCGCAGCAGCAGCACGTACCGCATTAGGCGCAGCTCCCACCGCTGCACCAGTGTTCACCGGGGGAGCAACTCTGAATGGAACAGTTGCTATTGAAGGGCCGCAGTTAAACCTGAGGGCTTCCGTATCCTCTGGTGGCTGGCCGTTTATTCTTGCTTTTCAGGCTGGGCAGGGTGACAACACTACATACGCAAGGATGTATAGCGAGGCCTTTGGGGCCTTAACAATGGCAACTGCAACAGGTCCAGGCCAGGACCCAAAATATTTCCAGCACACGACAAGCGGTGATCTTCTTGTTCCAAGGAATATTCAGTGTGTGACTCTTACCCAAACGTCTGACCGTGATAAGAAAGACTCCATCACGCCGATCCTCAATGCGCTGGATAAAATTAACGCCATTGACGGCGTTACCTTCACATGGAAAACGGACGGTACACCATCAGCGGGAGTGATTGCTCAGGATCTGATGAAAGTGTTGCCTGAAGCCATTGGCTCGACCTTCGATGAGAACGACGAGTACGGCACCGAGGAACAGCAGGTAGAGAAGGAAGTTGTGGACGAAGAGGGCAACACGACCAGCGTGACTGAAACGGTCAGCGTGACCAAGCTGGTCCGCAAGCGTGACGAGTCTAAACGGTCATACACTGTGGAATACAACGGTGTAATTGCGCTGGCAGTGCAGGCCATAAAAGAGCTTTCAGAAAAGGTTGCAGCAATGGAAGCTTACATCGGGCCTGAAAATCTGGCTGCCATGCCAAAAGAACCCACCACATAATTTCTTTCCTTGCCGATCAGCGGCATAACAGAAACGTTGCTGATCGGACTTTCCTCCCCACGTAACTCATGATTATACTGTATGCATGAACAGTATTTTTGTGAGGTGCTTATGCCCAAATATTCCGACATCAAAGGCGCGTTTATTCGAAGCGTCACGCAGGATCCCAAGAAAGGACAAGTTGTCACAACAGAACGTTTTGTTGCCGAGTTGGCGAAGGTAAACCACTTCTGGTCATTAAGTGAAGCCAATGAATGGATTACGCACTATCAGGGGTTCTTCAGGGACTATTCGGATCAAGAGGGCGAGAGTAAGCGCTATTTTCTGAAAAACATGGGCTACGTAAAGTAAGGAGG